AATGGAGTATTGAGAGAAAACTACCCGGGAGTACATAAGATCGAGCCGGATCGTGCCGCGCTTCTCTGGTGCGCGATTGATGACGAGATAGCCAAGAGACAGGGTCAGATCGACAAGATACTAAACACAAAAAATGGAGCAGAACAGATAGTACTCCGGAGAGCCTGCAGCGAGTTAAAGAAAGAATACGATCAGTACAACCAGCTCATGGAAGAGGTCTATAACGAAGAATTACTTCCGGCCACTATTCCAGAACTGCTGATAAGCTCAGTAAAGAGAGCGACTGCAGAAATGCATGAGATTAATAAAAATCTGCAGCATACGAAAGAGGTGCTGAACACCAATGTTTAGAGTAGATATTTATATATCCAGCAGATCCAGTTCCAACAGTAAAACCATGGGAAAATATGGATTTGTGTGCACTTGTGTAAAGAAGTCCGGGGATGTCGGGAAAATTCAAGATACCGGCCAGATAAAAGGCACACGTCATGAGACGGAAGTAAGGGCAATTACTGAAGCATTGGGCCGCCTGAACCAGTCCTGCGAGGTCCATATCCACTGCGAGGACACTTTTGTGGTGAACATGATCGATTATCACATTAGCGGATGGGCCGGGAATGACTTCCGAAAAACCAATGGAACACCGATCGCCAACGCAGAAGGCTGGCAGAAGCTCTGGAAGAAGATGCAGGGGCATCTGATCCGAATGGAAAAGGGACGACATGCATACAGCGACGAAATTAGAAAAATGATGGAGGAAAAGCAGAATGTTTGATAAATTTGGAGAATTTGACTCTGCTGAGGAAATCAACAGGGCGGCAGCAGCACAGTTAAAAGAAGGAGATCTGGATGCTATCAAGACAATAGCAGAAGAAAATGGCTTAGATCCGGAGGACGCAGAGGATTTTTGCACCGGTGCAATAGATTCTCTGACCACTCCGTTGCTGGCAGCGATCGGAAAATTGGAAATGGAATCAAAAGATTTAGGGCTCAAAAATATGATGGAAGACTGGAAAAACTTCCTGATCCAGATGTGTGAAGAAGATGACCAGATGGCGCAAGCTGTACGCAAGAAAGGAAAAAGCCTTGAAAAATGTATGGCACAGATATTAAAAGTATCGTTTGAAATGAAAGCGCAACTGGATGATAGAATCGTACGGGCAGCAGGCTTAAAACCGCCTATCTATCTTGGAATTCCTGGAAAAGCACAGATTAGAAAAATTGCAGAAAAATATTATAAGGGTGAAGAAAAATGAGAACATACAAAGGATTCACGGAAGATCTGAAAGCAACCTACGGGAACGGAATCTTCCAATACGAGCCTGGAAAAACATACAGGGAAGAGAAAAGTAAAACCAGAAGTACAGGCTTCCATGCTGCAGAATATCTCCCAGACTGCATGATGTGGTACGGGCTGAACGATAAAAGCCGGTTCTTCTTGTGCGAATCAGGAGGAAGTATCGATGAAGAGGACGGCTGCTCCATGGTAGTATCCACGGAATTGACGCTGATCAAAGAACTGGATCTGCTGGATATCGCCGGCCACACCATGATGTACATGGTCGAGCACCCGCAAAGAAAATGGATCAGTATGGTGGGTGGAGTAATGATCACGAGCGATGCTGCACATACAGGAGCAGGCAGACTGCTTGCAATAGCAAGAGGAGAAAGACCGATCGTATACGGGATTGAGGGAACGGCGGTCGGATGGATCCTTGAGAGCGAAGGAAACATTATAGCGGCCAAGGTTGGCATAGTAGGACAAGCTGGAATAGAACCGGGAGTAAAATATACGATCACAGCCAACCGGGAACTCGTGGAGGTGCAAGATGAAACGGAAAGCAATTGAGAAGATAGAACCAGCAAAGACCAGGAAAAAAGGGCATATCGCGACAGTCCAGACATTAGACGATATTGCAATCATTAATGTATTCAATGACAAGGTTCTGGCAGTGAGATACTGCATCAACTGCAAAACAGGAGAACACGAATATTGGACCGAAAAGAATGGCTGGAAGAAAGGAAAACTCATAACAGCAATAGAAGGAAACTGGTACGAATGGGTATGGATGAAACATGATTATAAGTATCCAAAGATTGATTCAGAGGAAGATAGAAAGAGACTCTTGGATATAACACAGGATAAATATTGCGCAAACGATGTATGGAGTCGGATAGATCACATGGAATACAGTTACGATTATGACATTCGGCAGACTGCAGAACATAACAGAAGAGCGAAGATAAATAATTTCATGATCAAAGCACCGAAGCTTCCGAAAGATGCAGATGAATGGTTCTTTGAAAAAACAGCTGGCGAGGATTATATGTTTAAAGAAAAAGGAACAGAGAACTTCAGCTGCACAAATTGTGGAGAATCATTTGACAGATCTGAGTTGACGCCGATACATCAGGGCAAAAAGAAAGCGACTCACAATGACATGGTGCGATGCCCGTCTTGCGGGAAACTTGTTCAGGTAAAAACGAGAACAGATCATATCACAGCCCCCCCTGAGAGCTTATATAAACTTGATAAGATCGACGAAACAGCAAGTGTATTAAGAATCTTCCGTGTAGATATCGAATGGGATTCTGGAAGACGTCGGATAGAAATTGATGAAGAAATACGCATTGTGATATACAAGCAGGATCTTTTTAAGAGCAATAGATACAATTACAAGATTTTTTACAATATCCCATGGGAAGGCTGGCATAAAAGTAACAATCTGAACTACCGGGCAAGAGACGGCTATATGTATCCTGGGGATTACAGTGAAGCACTGAAAAACACAGCGTACGAGGATGCCATCAGGATCATAGAATATCTGGCAGCAGGCGGCTGGAAATTAAACTACAATCGTCTGCTATCCGGAGTATACCAGGTAAAAGGCTATGCAGAAAAGATAGAATATCTGGCCAAAGGACGATTCCGGAATCTACTGAGAGAAACTGTTGCATGCACGGAATATCCGGGATGGAACATGGCATACTACGGACCATTAGACATAAGGGCAAAGAGCATAAACAAAATGTTCTACATCAACGACCGACAGAAAATTAACCGGATCCGTGATGAAAATGGCGGGAATGAAATGGTCAGATGGATGCAATATTCAGACGAGACAGGAGAAAAGATACCGACAGAAACCCTTAGATGGCTGCTAAGATGCGGACTTGGACCGGAAAATATTAGATATCATGCCGGAAAGTATCTGAGCACTACACAGCTGATGAATTACATCCGCCGGCAGCAAAAAGAACAGTATCCGGGATTCACGGAAGAAGCTGTCCTGGAACAGTACAATGACTATCTAAGCATGTGTAAAGCATGCAAAAAGAATATGAAGGACGAGCTTACATATCGACCGAGAGAGCTGAAAAGACGGCACGATGAAATTGTGATCAATAAACAGCAAATGGATATTCTGAAAGAAATGATGGCAAGCCAGAAAGAAAGAGAGCAATATGCTCAGGAAATGCGCGAGAAGTACCCAACGGCTGAGAAGACCTTACACGAGATCAAAGAGCGCTATGAGTACGAAAACGAAGAATACAAGATCATCGTACCGGAATCACTGGTGGATATCGTAAAAGAAGGACGTGCCCTGCATCATTGCGCCGGCAGCAGCGAACGGTATTTTGACCGAATTGAGACAAGAGAAACCTATATCTGCTTCTTGAGAAGAAAAGAACAGGAAGGAGTGCCGTTCTACACAATTGAGGTTGAGCCATCCGGAACAATCAGACAGCACAGGAGCTACATGGACGAAGAACCGGGAATTGAACAGATCAGAGATTTCCTGAAGGAATGGCAGAGAGTTCTGAAGAAACGTCTGACCAAAGCAGACAAGGAGCTGGCTAAGATCAGCAAAGAAAAGCGGAATGCAAACATTGAAGACCTGAAAGCAAAGAATAATACAAGAGTCCTGCAGGGACTGGCAGAAGACTTCATGGACGCAGAAGAAATCGAAGAATTATTAGAAAAGGCGGTATAAGATGGACGAGCTTATAAATTACAACGGGTATGAAGAGTTTAAACAGGCAGTAAACAGAGTATTAAACAAAACGGTAGAGGACTTTGTCCTCACCGGCTACCTGTTGAAACAGGCAAGGGATACGGATATCCTGAAAGGCTCCGGATACGCAGATGAAAAAGAATTTGCCTGGAGCGAATACAAACTGGACGCCTCTCAGGTATCGAGATATATAAAAATCAACGATAAATTTTCAGAAGGTGGCTATTCCCCGAAACTGCAGGACCAGTACCAGGGGTTCGGTTATGCGAAACTTGCATTAATGTTGACACTTCCGGAAGAAGTAGTAGAAGAATTGACACCGGCATACAGTAAAACGGAAATGCAGGCTGTAAAAGAGGAAATCGAAGAGGAAGAGAAAATCACAGATATCGAAGTAATCCTGGAAGGACAGAAGGAAGAACAGAAAGACCTCGGCAATCTGGAAAAAGCATTGCACCAAATATTCCATGATGAACCGGAATTATATAAAACTATGTACGAAACAGTACGGACAACCTGCGGAACAAAATATCTGCAGGAAGTACTTGCACCGGATGGAGATAAGATCTACAGCACACGCATTCAGGGAATTGGACGGATTATGCTCTATATGCATGAGTCGAAAGATATTACATTGCACATGGTCCGGTCGGGAGATAAAGAGTTCTATTCCTGGGACGATGCATTGAGCTACTGCACAATGATCACAGACGCCGAAGATGCGGAAAAGACCTGGGAAGAGGTGTATGGAGAAGAATTCCCGAAAAAAGAAGAAATTGCACCGGTGCAACCGAAAAAGAGAAAAGAATCCAAGGTGGTAAAAGCGAAGAAACCAGAACGGAAACCTATAAAAACGGAACGATCGGAAACAAAACCAGCAGAACCACAAACAAAACAGCCGGATCCACCGACAAAAAGCGAGGAATTACCAACAAAAAATGAAGAAAAACAAACTGAGACACCTGACACCACTGCAGTACCTGCAGAAACAAAAGAGAAAGAGTCAGAAAAGGCAGAAGAAACTCCGGAAACAAAAACCGAGTTCCAACAGGAAATTACTGATGAAACTCAGATTCCGGGGCAGACAGAATTAGTCAAAGATTTCCCTGAATACTGTCCGCCGGATATGAATGCTCCGGAACAACGGGACCAATCAGAAGAAGTAAAGCCGGCATACGCTACAAGAAGATTATACATAGCGTCTATTGATGCCGATATGGCAGCAGAATACATGGGAAAAGCCATGGAAAAGGCAATCCGTAATATGCCGGGAGTAAGTTTTGGAGTCCTGACGAAGGAATCATTCTGGAAAGAATTCTTCGAGACTGAAGTAGATGGAGAAGGGAATGAGATTGAATGTGTGAATTAATGTTCCCGAAACCAACCAGGAAGAAAAAAAGAAAACACCACCCAGCTCCGATCGTGGACACAGCGAAAGGCGAATGCTTTCTATGCAGAATGGAAGGCATCCGCCGGCAGCAGTACACGGAAGAACATCATGTGTTCTACGGTGGAGGTCTAAGACAGGTAAGCGAAGAGAATGGCTTCAAAGTCTACTTATGCAGAGAACACCACAAAGACGGACCAAGAGCCGTACATAACTGCAGAGAGACCAGAGAGCTGTTATGCCGGATCTTCCAGAGGAAGTACGAAGAAACCCACACAAGGGAAGAGTTCGAAGCACTAATCGGAAGAAATTATCTGGAAAGGAGCTGATATTTTGAAATTACGATTCAATGTCTGGAAAGATTGGTATAAAAGATGCTTAGACGGAAGGGTATACAAGATCATGGTGCTTTTAGGACTGCGACACAGCCCTACATTTGAACTAAACCTAAGGATGGCACGCTATGAAAGGAATTTTATGCAAGGAGTTGAAAAAGAGGAATGATAGTTACAGATATTCTATTCAAAGCAAAGTGTAAAGATAAAGACATGTGGGTAGAAGGATTCTATTTCAACATGCCGGATAAAACCCGTCACTACGAAGAAAGTTGGAGAAAAGATATTATACCGGTTGGATCATACATTGCAAGTCCGTCACCAGATGGCCTTGAGATACATGAGGTGGATCCAATTACGGTATGTATCTGGACGGGTATAGAAGACTGGAAAGGCAAGAAAATATGGGAACACGACATTCTCATGTGCGATGGAAATCCAGGAGAACTGATGGAAGTTGTATTCGGAAAATTCAATCTTGTTACACGCCCGCTCTTTTGCCCCGTCATTGAAGAAGTTACAGGCTGGCACTGCGTCCGATATCCATTGGGAGCTATGGAAGAGGGACGTTGCAAATGCCCAAGAATATTAAGGGAAGGCGATACAAAGTTTTACAGGTTTGAAGTGATTAAGAACATATTTGATGATGAAAGGTGTGGCAAGAATGAGATTGATTGACGCAGACGAATTCAAAGTGCAGATTGCTGGAATGACTGTGCTGGGTGATTATCCACCAAGTATGTTGAACGCTGTACACGAATTGATAGATCGCCAGCCTACAGTACGCGATACTGAAAAAGCCGCAGAAGAGCTGAAAGACCTGAAACTGGCATATTACTTAACAATAGCCAATACAGGAGATGAGAGACTAGATGCTATCTACAAAAACGTTGGAGACACATTAGATAGAGCGATTGAGATTATAAATCGGAATGGGGTTTGAAAAAAATGATAAAAGGAAAAGCAAAGATGGAATTTGGAACAGGCGACATCAGAATGACGGGAGCATTAAGCGGTGGCATAGGAGCATTGTGTTGCATTACACAGGAACCACATGAAATAGGTGAAAAAGTTCCGGTTGAGGACAGTTGGGACGTGGATCAGGCAGAAGTTATTTTGACATTCGCAAAAACAGAAAGCATAGATGCGCTCATAGCGGAATTGCAGGACGTAAAAGCAATGATGGATGGAAGATATCCATTCGAAAAAGGAAGAGTCCGAGCTGACGAAATGGATTTTGATGCGTTTTTGCACACATAAAAGGAGCTGATGCGAATGGAAATCATAGAAAAATTAAAACACTGGTTCATAATGGCACGGGCAAACCAATGCCTGGGATGTTGCCTAATCTGCAAATGGTGGGATATGTGTAAAAGGGAAACAGAGGAGAGGAGAAGGAAGAGACGGCAAAATGACAAGAAAAGATATTCTTAAAAAATACGGATTCAGCTGGATGAGCAATGTCAACTTGAAGGAAGAACTTTCGGATGAGTCGGCAGCAGAATTCGAAGGTCTGATAAGGACTCTGGCCGAACATAACCGTGGACCGGCACCGCCAGAAACAGGGTGGAAGAAAAGAATGTACAACCAATTCATGAAAGGAGCGGGCAGGTGACAAAGATGGAGAAAATAACAGCATTCGTAATCACAGTTGCGACTACAATGCTTCTCTATCCATTATGTTATGACTGGGCAAGAGAAATCCTGGACTTGCAGATCTGGGATAGCATCCTGGACGGATTGGAAAAAGCAAAAGACCTATTCGATAAGCTGATTGGAAATGATAAAAAATAGCTTGCACTTGCCGGTGATTGTATCACAAAAGTGACCGGTTGACATAGATTCCCTCCGGCGGCAGCAGGATGGCAGCAGTCGGAGGAGAAAGGAGCGGTGTTGAAAGAAGTAAGCAAAGAACAGGCAAAGATCATTGAAAAGATGGTGCTCGACAAAAAAACAAATAAAGAAATTGCAGAAGCCACAGGATTAAAATACTGGGAAGTAAGGGACTATGTACAATATGTCGGATTGGCCGGAATAAGAGAACAGATGTCTGGGAGAAAACCAGGAAGACGAAAGAAGGACGGCTACAACAAAGAAAAAAACGGTCCCAATGCGGACAGACATCTCTGTAAGACTTGTATATACAGGGGAAGACATGATCAGGTAGGCAATTGCAGTTACATAGAAATAGAAGGGCATAGCAGAGGAATGCCGGCAGCAGAATGCACGGTGTACAAAAAAGGCAGAAAACGAAGGCAGGCATTGTGGTAAGGGCTAAAGAAAGAGTATGGGGAAAGGAGCAGATATTATTGGAACAGATGACAAAGGAAAGACTACTGTCATACAGGAGCAATAAGGCAGAAATACTGGAACTTGACTATGCAATTAATAATAGATGGAAATCGGATACGATGATCGGGAATGATGTTATATTCGATTACAGCAAGGGATATCCGATGCCACAGAGTGTGACGGGTTTTGATTCTGAAAAGTATGAGCGGCTACAAATTCGTGATATGGAGAGAAAAGAAAGACTGAAGAAAGAATGTGAGGAGATAGAACGTTTTGTAGATGATATCAAAGACAGCATAACTCACCGGATTTTCAGGATCTATTTTATTGACGGAAGGAAAAATGTAACATTGCGAGAAGTTGGAAAGCGAGTACATATGGGAAGAAGTGGAGTTGGAAAAAGAATTGAAAACTTTTTAAAAGTGTCCCGTAATTCCCATGATTCTCATTTACAATAATACTTGAGCCAAAGGCGGAAAACCGTCGGCTCGATTACAGGTTCAACGAAGACATCCGGCATATCGGATGTCTTTTCTTATAAAGGAAACGTGAAATACATGAAAAGAAATAGACCGGATAAAGATGGGACTCATCGAGGAGCGTTTGAAAAGAATAAGAAGAAAATATATGCAACACAGACCGTGTGTGGAATATGTGGGAAACCAGTAGACTTTTCTTTAAAGTATCCGCATCCGCTATCACCTTGCATTGATCATATAATCCCGATTGCTAAGGGCGGTCATCCGAGTGATATAGACAATATGCAACTGGCGCACTGGACATGCAATAGACAGAAGAGCGACAAGTTGATAGATAACAGTGTGACAAAGCAAGATGAAATATTAGGGAACCGTGTACTGCCACATACATTCAATTGGAGTGATTATAGACCTAAATAATTTTAATGGACAGGGGGCATACCTCCCCCACCGTGGGCGCGCACGGACTTCACACCGTCACTGCGAAAAAAAACACACGCCGGAAAAAATAGCGTAGAAAGGAGAAATAAATGGCAGAGTACAGAGGCATAGAGTACCTGAGAAAAAAGCTGAATCGAAAGCGAAGCCGAGTCTTAAGGCGGTATAAATTCTATGAGATGAAAAATATAGCACGGGACATGGGGATCGCTACGCCGCCCAACCTACAATGGTTGCAGGCTGTACTTGGCTGGAATGCAAAAGCTGTAGATTCGATTGCGGATAGGCTTGAATTCAGAGGATTCCGTGACGATAATTTTGACATGACTGGGATATTTAGGATGAACAATCCAGATATTCTGTACGATTCTGCGACGTTGTCGGCATTGATTTCTTCCTGCTGTTTCATATATATATCGAAGGGAGAAGATGATTTCCCGAGATTGCAGGTAATTGATGGGGCGAATGCAACTGGCATTATTAATCCAATCACGAATCTTCTTACGGAAGGCTATGCGGTTCTGGGACGTGACGATTACGGAAAAGCGACTGTAGAGGCTTATTTTGTGGAAGGGTGGACGGTAATATACAGAAATGGAGTTCCGGATCAACTTTTTGAAGAGAATGTGCCAGCACCATTATTAGTGCCAATTATATTCCGGCCAGATGCCAAGAGAGCATTTGGACATTCTAGAATCAGCCGGGCATGTATGTCAATCACAGAATCGGCCATGAGAACCTTGAAGCGGTCTGAGATTACAGCCGAGTTCTACTCATTTCCGCAAAAATATGTAGTTGGTCTGGATCCAGATGCGGAACAGATGGATAAGTGGAAAGCTACCGTATCAAGCCTCCTGCAATTTGATAAGGACGAGGACGGAGATTCGCCAACCTTGGGACAGTTCCAGCAGCAGTCTATGGCACCACATCTAGATCAGCTTAAAATGTTTGCTGCATTGTTTGCTGGAGAGACTGGGTTGACATTAGATGATCTAGGATTTGCAACGGAGAATCCGGCTAGCCAGGAAGCAATCAAGGCATCACACGAGAATCTGAGACTGACAGCAAGAAAAGCACAGCGAGCATTTGGCAGTGGATTTCTGAATGTTGGCTATCTGGCTGCGTGCCTACGTGATGATTATCAATATTACCGGAACCAGGTATATATGACTACACCAATCTGGGAGCCAGTGTTTGAACCAGATGCAGCAATGCTGTCCAATATTGGGGATGGAGCAATTAAGATTAACCAGGCAGTGCCAGGATATTTCAATGCAGATAACTTAAGAGATTTAACTGGAATTAACATGAGCAATCTGCCAGTAACTCCGGAGGTGTAGACTATGGAGGACATCACACCAGGACTTTTGGAGAAGATACAGAAACAATTCTATCATGATATTGAAAAGAGCAGCATCATTAAAAACTTCAAGAAACAGACACAGAGAGGTAAGACTTCATACAGCCAAGCGAACGAGGTGGCACAAGAGATTGGGAAAATCTTAGCGCAATCATATTCGGACAATTTATCATCTGATATATTGCCAGATGGAAAGATGTATTATAACATTGCTTCCAGAGTATTGGACCCGACGTTGAGGGGAGCTTATGAGATGGTGGCAGATAATGCAGCTATTGTACAGCAGATCGTGAACGAAGCAGCAGGCATTGGAATTAAAACAATAAGAGCACAAATCCAACAGGATAACATAGACGGTATTGTAAATCGGATTTCAAGCGAGGAATATTTCGACGATGTGAAATGGATTCTCGATGCACCTGTACGGAATTTGGTTCAGAAAGCAATGGACGATACTGTTCAGAAAAATGCAGATTTTCATGCAAAAGCTGGATTGAGACCAAAGATTATACGGAGATCATCTGGACATTGCTGTGAATGGTGTAATCAGGTAGCCGGAACATATGTATATCCAGATGTTCCTAAAGATGTGTTTCGGAGACATGATAATTGTGATTGCATTGTTGAGTATTATCCGGGAGACGGTAAAAAGCAAAATGTATGGACAAAAGAATGGAAATACGAAAAAGAATCTGATAAAATAGAAGAAAGAAAACTGCAGGGATTAAGTCCGGAATCAGATGCGATTATACGAAATATACGGGAAAAGATAATTCCGGAACAAAATCGTGAAAAAATTGCATCACGACAGGAAATACATCGACAAGGAACAAAGATGTATGAAGCTAGAAAAAAGAGTCTGGAAGCAAAAGGACAATTTGGACCTTCTTACATTACGGTATCGAACGAAGAAATTCAATCGCTTGTAAAGGAATTTTCAGGGACAGGAATTATTAAATATAATAGTCAAGGTAATTGGGATTCAAAAGAAATCATAACGACAAATGATAAAATCATAGGAGTAGTTGTTGATAATCGAAACGGAAATAGTGCAGAGACATCTGTGTTTAAGATTCACTACGCTAAAGATGGAATACATATAGTTCCAGATTATCCAAGTAAAAAGAGGTGAGAGTTATGACATACGAGGAAATAAAAGAATTTATAGGTAAACAAGTCATCGTAAGAGATGTCGGAGGAAAAAGTTTTAAAGGTATTATAACTAATACGGAGAGTGAGTATGATACATCATCTGGAAAAGAAGAAATAGAATTAGATGCCGGAAAAGTATTTTATGGAATTCCATTAGATGAGATAAAAGATATAATAGAAATCAAATAAGCTGCCAGATTATTCTGGTGGCTTATATTTTTGAGGAGGCTACATGGGAGAAGTAAGGAAGGGGCGGCAGACCCCGACGCAATCTGTCGTGCTGCCTTATTCTTCAACATATGGAGCTGAAGCAATAGATATTTACAATTCGACAGGAAGAACTGCACAGGAGTGGCAGGAGCTTCTTCTGTCAGACATTTTGGCCGTAAACGAAGAGGAGTTATGGGTACATACCAAATTCGGGTATTCAGTCCCAAGGCGTAATGGAAAGAATGAAATTGTTGCAATAAGGGAGATGTATGGGCTAAAGAAAGGCGAAAGAATCCTACATACAGCACATAGAACCACAACTACACACAGCGCATGGGAACGACTTTCGAATTTGCTAAAGAAAGCAAATATCGAGGTCGTTTCTTCATATAAGGCATTTGGAAAAGAACATTTGGAAGTTGCTGGCGGTGGAATTATCGAATTCCGAACCAGAACATCAAAAGGTGGTTTGGGAGAAGGATTTGATCTATTAATTATCGATGAGGCACAAGAGTACCAAGATGATCAAGAGAGCGCATTAAAGTATGTCGTTACAGATAGTAAGAATCCACAGACAATATTTTGCGGAACACCACCAACTCCAGTAAGCTCCGGAACGGTTTTTACAAAATTCCGTAAGGCAACCTTGGAAGGACAAACGGTTAACTCTGGGTGGGCAGAATGGTCCGTGCCGGAGCAGACAGATATAAGAGATATAGATGCCTGGTATGAGACAAATCCATCTCTTGGAACAGTATTCACGGAAAGATCTGTAACTGATGAGATTGGTTCAGATCCGATCGATTTCAATATCCAGCGATTAGGATTATGGATTCGCTATAATCAGAAGTCAGCTATCAGCGCAACAGAATGGAATGAATTAAAAACCGATATCCAACCGGAGCTTACAGGAGATCTTTTTGTAGGAATCAAATACAGCAAAGATGGGAATGTGGCAATGGGAGTTGCATCTAAAACGAAAGACGGCAAGATATTTTTAGAGTGTATCGATTGTCGTGAAGTACGCGCAGGAGATACATGGATACTAGCATATTTGAAAGAATGGAAAGCAAGGAAGGTGATTATTGATGGCGCATCAGGGCAGCAGTTAATGGAAAATGAAATGAAAGATTATGGTATAAAGAATTCACACCTACCCACTGTGAAGGAAATCATTGCAGCAAATGCCTCATTCGAACAGGGATTATATCAGAGGAATATAGTTCATTCTGGTCAGCCGTCACTGGTACAGGTAGTAAGTAACTGTGAAAAACGGTCGATTGGGACCAATGGAGGTTTTGGCTACAAGGCAATGAAGGAGGAAATGGAAGTTGCATTGCTCGACAGCATAATTCTTGCATACTGGGCGTGCAGTGAGACAAAAACCAAGAAAAGAAAACAAAGAATTAGTTGTTAAAGGACACCTGGACAGGGTGTCTTTTTGCATATTACGCAACCCAGCGGTTAATGGAGAAAGGAGCAACAAAAATGGCAGAATTTACACCAATTACAACACAGGAGCAGCTTGATAAAGTAATCGGAGAACGCATTGCGGGAGTGAAAGCAAAATATGAAGGCTTTGATGATTACAAGGAAAAAGCAGAAGATTATGATGCTCTAAAAGCAAAATCCGATGGTTTTGAACAGCAGATTGCAGCGTTGAACGAGGAAATTAACGGTGATGGAAAAAAGAACATCGGATACAAAAAACAGCTTGAAGAGGCGCAGGGCAAGATCAAGGGATACGAGACCAGTTCTCTCAAGATGAGAATTGCACATGAAAATGGAATCCCATATGAACTTGCAGGTAGATTAAGTGGATCTGATGAAGAGGAAATTAAGAAAGATGCCGAGACAATGGCAAAATTCTTGAGAAAAAAAGATGTTCCTCCACTTGCAGGAGGAGATCCGCAAAAAATTGATGACAAAAAGACAGCAATGAAAGGCATGCTGGCTAGTTTGAAAGGAGAATAAAAAATTATGGCAACATCAAAAGGAACAATGTTTGACCCTACACTGGTCAAAGATCTTATTACAAAAGTAAAAGGGAAGTCAGCACTGGCTGCATTATGTGGTCAGACACCGATTCCATTCAATGGATTGAAAGAAATGATTTTTTCTATGGACAATGAAATTGATATTGTCGCAGAAAATGGAAAGAAAACCGAAGGCGGTATTGCTATCGCACCAGTTAAAATTGTACCGGTTAAGTTTGAATATGGTGCAAGAATCTCCGATGAATTTATGATTGCTACAGAAGAAGAACAGTTGGATATTTTAACAGCGTTTAATGATGGATTTGCGAAGAAAGTAGCGAAAGGACTTGACCTTGCAGCTATGCATGGTATTAACCCAAGAACGGGAACAGCATCTGCTGTAATTGGAGACAATCATTTTGACGCAAAGGTTACACAAACTGTAGATTATGCGTCAGCAACACCGGATGCAAATCTGGAAGATGCGATTGCGGTAGTAGATGGTTCTGAAGGAGATGTAACAGGACTCGCGCTTTCGAAGACGTTTGGATCAGCGATGGCAAAAGTCAAAGTGAATGGAATCAAGCAGTATCCGGAATTTGCATTTGGAGCATCACCTGCAACATTTAACGGAATCCCGACAAGCGTCAACAAAACTGTATCTGGCGGAACAACGAAAGACCACGGTATTATTGGAGACTTCCAGGGAGCGGTTAAATGGGGATATTCAAAGGAAATCCCTATGGAAATTATTCAGTATGGTGATCCGGATAACTCAGGAAAAGACTTAAAAGGCTATGGTCAGATCTATATCCGTGCAGAAGTATATCTGGGATGGGGAATCCTGGTGCCAGAATGGTTTACAAGAATTAAGGAGGTATAGTATGAAGTATAAAAATACAAAAACGGGCGCAATTATCGAAACAAGTACAAGAGTTGCCGGTGAAAACTGGAAACTTGAGATTGATGAAGAGCCTGAGAAGAAAAAAACGCCATCTAAAAACCAGGGGGCTGGAAAAGATAAATCACAAGAGGGTACAGAATAATGGAGCCATTTGCTACGTTAGAAGATATATCTATTCTGTGGCGAGAACTTAAGGAATCCGAGTATAGCAAGGCAGAGCAGCTTCTGACAGTTATCTCGGATTCTCTGAGATATGAAGCTAACAAAGTCGGAAAAGATTTGGATAAAATGATTGAACAGAATGAGACGTTGCGGAATGTTGCGAAATCTGTGACTGTTGACGTGGTAGCGCGTACACTTATGACATCGACAGACACGGAGCCAATGACACAGATGTCTCAATCAGCTCTGGGCTATTCTGTGACAGGAACATATCTGATTCCTGGAGGCGGTTTATTCATTAAGAAATCCGAGTTATCCAGACTAGGTCTTAGAAGACAGAGAGTTGGGGTGATGGATATTTATGGCATCGATGATCAAGGGAATTCCAGTAACACTGTATGAGAAGACAGTAATTGGAAAAGATGAATTCGATCACCCGTTATACCGAGAGACACCAGTAACAATTGAGAATGTGCTTGTAGCTCCGGCATCGACTACGGAGATTCTGGACACATTAAATCTGACTGGAAAGAAAGCGGTATACAATATTGCAATTCCGAAGGGAGACAATCACACTTGGCAGAATTGCCGGGTGGATTTCTTCGGAATGTCTTGGCAGGTGATTGGGTTTCCACAACAAGGCATTGAAGAGAATATCCCGTTAGAATGGAATCAAAAATGGCAGGTGGCGGCGTATGAGTAAAGTAAAAATTGTTCTAAATAGTGTCGGAATCAGGCAATTGATGCAGTCGCGGGAAATGCAAGCTATCCTTATGGAGAATGCAACGAAGATAGCCAAGGCTTCCGAGACAGAGGCATATGTGGCGCAGACCCGAGCTGTTGTAAAAGTCAGCGGAGATGATGGTAAAAATGGATTGCTGAAGGCGGTAGGAAAACATGGTGGAGAGCATCGTTAAAAATTATTTACAGTCCAGGTTGAATGTACCGGCCAGACTGGAAGAAGAGGATAATCTTGGAAAAGAATACATATTGATCGAAAAGACTGGATCTGGCAAAGAAAATCACGTGGAATCGGCGACCTTGGCAGTCCAGTCTTTTTCTACGTCCCTTTATGGGGCGGCAACACTCAACGAACGGGTGAAAGCAGCAATGGAAAAAATAATTGAATTAGATGATATCAGCAAGTGTGAACTGAATAGCGATTATAACTATACAGATACGAATCGGAAAAAATACCGATATCAGGCCGTGTTTGATATCGTTTATTTTTAGGAGGCAGAAGGATGGATGCAAAAAACGTAAGTACTGGAAAACCGAAAGTCGGTGGAGCAATCTGGCGCGCACCGGTAGGAACAACATTGCCGAAAGACACAGAGATGGCATTAGATGCAGCATTTAAAGAGTTAGGATATTGTAGTGAAGATGGTGTAACAAACTCAAATAGCCCCGAGTCGGATAATACAAAAGCCTGGGGCGGGGACACTGTGTTGAACATGCAGACCAGCAAAGAAGACAGTTTTAAATTTAAACTGATTGAAGTACTGAATGTGGAAGTGCTCAAGACTGTATATGGTGATAAAAACGTAACCGGAACATTAGAAGCAGGAATTACGGTAAAAGCAAACAGTGATGAGAATGAAGAATCAGCATGGGTGATTGATATGATCATGAAAAAGGCTGTAAAGCGTATTGTGATTCCGTCGGCAAGTGTATCGGAAGTTGCTGATATTGTGTATAAGGATGATGATGCAGTTGGATATGAGACTACCCTGAAAGCAACACCGGATACTGATGGACAGACGCATTACGAATATATCAAAGGAACAAAGAAAGAATAAGGGAGGCGATACTATATGATGCATACAGGAACAACAACTAGCGGCTTTACCTTTGAGATTGACGAGGAAACGTTAGACGACTATGAACTGTTCGAAGACATCTGTGCCATTGATAATGGTGACGTGTCAAAAATCACGACAGTAGCAGACGGATGTCTTGGAAAAGAACAGATGAAACGTTTGAAGGAGCATTGCAGAAATGAAAAAGGAAGAGTATCTACAAAGAGAATGATCGATGAAATAACACAAATCCTGACGAAATGTTCTCCGGGAAAAAACTCTTGATCCTCGCCCATATGATGAATCTCGATAAAAATGCGTTATTATGCGATCTTGCAGAAACGTATCATATCTATGATTATAGATCCCTGCCATTACATATGGTGGGGATTTTTGCGTGCGGGTTGAGGGAAGATTCAAGGATCATGATGAAAATATCAGGAATAAAAATCGATACAACACAAGCACTGCTCGCTTCGATTGCAGATAATACAAGAATGCTTGCGTGGCTGCAGTCTAATGACGGTGTAAAAGGCACAAACAGACCAAATTCTCTATTACGCATATTGAGTGGTGCGGAGCAGCATAACGAAAGCAACATAGAGACGTTTGAAAACGGAAACGATTTCGATGAAGAGTGGGCTCGATTAACGGGAGGTGGAAGATAGTGGCTACAGAATTAGCAAAAGCATATGTACAGATCATTCCATCGGCACGGGGAATCAGTGGCGAAATCCAAAAGACACTTGATCCGGAAGCGACAAGCGCAGGGACTTCTTTTGGAAGTAAATTGGTTGGAACCATGAAAAAGGTGCTTGCCGTTGCAGCTATCGGCAAAGCGTTGAAAGCATCTATCATGGAAGGTGCAGATCTTGAGCAGAGCCTTGGAGGAATTGAAACATTGTTCAAAGATTCAGCGGATAAAGTAAAAGCGAATGCCGCAAAAGCTTACAAGACGGCCGGAATGAGTGCCAATGAGTACATGGAACTGACCACGAGCTTTTCAGCAAGCTTATTATCGTCATTGAGCAATGACACTTCGAAAGCTGCAGATGTAGCGGATATGGCTATGACAGATATGTCTGATAATGCAAATAAGATGGGAACCAATATGGAAGATATCAAGAATGCATATCAGGGATTCGCTAAACAGAACTACACGATGCTGGACAACCTGAAACTGGGGTATGGCGGAACAAAATCAGAGATGGAACGTCTTCTAGCAGATGCACAGAAAATATCCGGTACAAAATACGATATCAATAATCTTTCGGATGTATATAATGCAATTCATGTAATCCAGGGTCAACTGGATATCACCGGCACAACAGCGAAAGAAGCAGCAACTACAATATCGGGTTCTTTTAATTCTATGAAAGCGGCGGCGAAAAATGTTATAGGTGAGATTGCACTTGGAATGGACGTCGGACCGGCACTTAACGAATTGGCAAATACGATCATAACCTTTGCGGTTGGGAATCTGCTTCCCGCAGTATGGAATGTTATTTCTGCACTTCCATCAGCGATCGTTACGTTTGTAGCAGCACTTGGCCCACAACTGTTTACTGCCGTGTCTGGATTAATTCCACAGATTGCAAACGGAATCACTGCAGGAGTGCCAACTCTTTACCAGAGTGCAATGCAACTTATGAATCAATTTAATATTGGAATTCAGGAACAACTTCCGACCTTGTTGCAGAAAGGTGTGGATTTTATAAGCAACATTGTGAATGGAATTCTACAAAATTTACCTCAAGTAATAACGATGGCAGGGAATGTGATCACATATTTTACCAACACGATTATTTCTTTGCTTCCAACTATATTAAGTGCAGGTGCATCGCTGCTTTTGAAACTTGTGAATGGAATCATAAACAATTTGCCACAGATTACTCAGGCTGCAGTGACTGCAATTGCACGTTTTGTGGCATCGATCGGACAGAATCTTCCACGGATTCTTCAGACTGGTATTACCATCATTGCTAGGTTGGCAGCTGGTCTAATCCGTGCAATACCGTCGCTGGTTGGACGGATACCAGCGATTGTATCCGCAATAAAAAATGCATTCGCGAATACAAATTGGCTTTCCATTGGACAAAATATCATCCGGGGAATCGCAAATGGATTAAAAAATGCGGCGCATATGTTGTGGGATGCAGTAAAAGGTGTATTAGGAAACTTTAAAGATAAAGTACTGGAATTCTTCGGTATACACTCTCCGGCACGGTGGGGTGTATATGTTGGCGAAATGATTGACAGAGGCTTTGCAAAAGGTATTGTTGGAAACCTCCCGATAGTAAGTGCAGCAAGTGATGCACTTGCTACGATGGCAACAGGAACGATCAGTAGCCTGAATTTGGATTATGCGGCAACTGGAGGCAATGCAAACGAAACCGGAACGGAGACTATAAACAGGCTGGATATTCTGATCGCATTATTACGAATGCTTATTAATAAGGATCCAGATGATAATTTTAGCAACCGTGAATTGGTAAGAGCATTAAAAGATATGGGGGTTGTATTCGCATGATAGAAATAAAATATGTCTGCTCAAATGGAAAAGAATACAATCTTGTGGGTAACCGGATGCGTGCAACATCCGGTTACTTCCATGAGTATGAATGGAAACCAATGACTACAGATCAGGAAATTGGAGCAGATGTATACGGGTTTGAAAAAGAACCAAAAACATATCAAATCACATTAACATTCCGTGGACCACTGGAAGTACGCAAAGCCAAGATGGATGAGTTGACAAACTGCTTTGAGTATGACGTTGTAAATCTTACTCCAGGGCGTATATGGTTTGGAAACTATTATATTGATTGCTATATTAAGGATATGTCAAGCAAAGTGTCATCTACCAGGAACTGCTGGACAGACATGGAACTCGGTATCTACTGTCCATATCCTATGTGGGCAGAGGAAGAATCTAAGAGCTTCTATCCGGATAGCGCAGACAAGGAGGAAATTTATAACTTCTTAGATTACCCATATGATTATCAATATGACTATTCAAAACCATTATCCGGAACAGAGCATTGGTATGTAGATCATTACAGAAGTAGCAATTTTCAGATGACTATCTATGGCCCGTGTGCGAATCCAAGAATCATAATTGCCGGACAGGTCTATCAAGTGTATGACACGCTTGAAGCACATGAATACATTGTTGTTGATTCACGTAAGAAAACAATTATAAAAAGACTTGCTAATGGTACGGAACAGAACGTTTTTTATAAGAAAGCAACCGGCAATTCTATATTCACGGAAATTCCGTCAGGAGACATCTCGATAAATTGGAGTGGAGAGTTTGGCTTCGACATTGTGGTGTACAAAGAAAGGAGTGTACCGGAATGGATCTCATCAAAACAGATCAATACGGAAGGCAGATCGGCTATGTACAGGGTGCGAATATAGATTTCGAAGTCGGAGCCGATGAAGCCGACAGTATTAATGATTTTGAGATTGAGCTTAAACGTTGGAATTGGGATGGGTCTATTAGATATGGAACTAGAGTATTTTCGCCGGATACTGAGTATGGCGGAATTGTCCGAGAAATCAGCACCGATACAAGTACCAATGTAATCCGCGCAAAAGGAGATACCTGGCGCGGAATGATGACTAAAAAAATTATACAGCCATTAAGTGGCCAGGATTATGTAACAGCATCTGGGGAACTTAATTCAATTATAAAATCCAAGGTTGAAGCTGAGTTTCCTGGACTCTTTTATGGCGTTACTGCAGATACGGGTGTTACAGTGAATAATTATCAATTTGACCGATATTGTACCTTGCATACTGGACTGGTTAAGATGTTGAAATCAGTAGGATATCGACTGGATATCAGATACCAAGAAGGTGATGTTGGTATGGTTGGATATGTGAAAGTGAGTGCTGTTCCAATCAATGATCTGTCATCAGAGTATGAGCTGACCAATGATAATAACATGAATTTTATAACTGACGATAACCGGCGCGGAATCAACCATCTGATTTGCCTTGGAAAAGGGGATTTAAAGGACAGGTTGGTTATACATCTATACACTGATCAGAACGGTGCAATTTCGCAGACTAAGCAATATTTTAAGGGAACAGAGGAAATTGTGGCTATATATGATAGCAACGGATCAGAAAGAGATGATCTGATTAAGAATGGAATTAAGGAATTGGAAAGCAAGAAGTCAAGTATGTCTTACAATATGACCATGACTAAGTTGGAAGGAAATATTGACTTAGGAGATATTGTTGGAGGAAAAGATTATCTGACTGGAATTAGTATGAAGAAACCGATTGGCCGAAAGATATGGACAATATCCTCCGGAAAAGAAAAAGTAGTGTATAAACTGGAAGGAGAGACATAATGGAAATAATTACAGGATATACAGGAAAGCCCCATGTAACATCAGAACAGGATAGAGATGTAAATATTGGAGTTGTGGGAGAAGGATCTTATGTACTGCGGACTGGAATGCAGTTGGCAGCAGAGGTATCTTCCAACAATGAAATTAAAATCAGAGACGGCGTGTTGATACATCAAGGGTGCACAGCATCAATCAAGAAAAATACATATGACTCTCTTACTATCACCAATGGCAGTCAAGGAATGAAACGTGTTGATTTGATTGTTGCAAGATACGAAAAGAATCAAGGCAATAGAATAGAAAGTCTTGACTTGAAAGTTATACAGGGAACACCGGCGGAATCAAACCCGGCAGCACCACAATATACAGAGGGGGATATCCGGGCCGGTGATTATGTGGCAGATATGCCATTGTATCAGGTGCTGATTGATGGGATTAATATAGTTAACGTAACAGCAATGTTTGATGCGATTGGAAACATTTCGCAGATTGTTAAGACAAATAAGGATTTGTCCAAAAGGATCGCCGAATCTTTCAAATGCGAACTCACACAGCTTACTGCGAAAGCTTTTCGTGCAGCACCAAAAGCTACGGCTATGCGTTTAGACGAGCAATATGATTATTTGGATTTTAAGATGATTGGATTTTGCGTTATAAACATGTCTACAAGTGATTCTGTCACGCATAGACAATGGCAGTGGTTACCGACACAATGGTTACAAGATAATCTATTGAATCAGAGTTCAAGTAGTTCATATGCTAATCGCCGTTTAATTTTTAACTTTTCAAGAGGCGGTGGAGGTCAGCGTGCCTGGATATACGGTTCTACTAATGATGGGTTGAATTTCATCAAGGGTTCTTATGACACTGATGATTATGATTGTGTCATATTCGGACTTAGATAATGGAGAAAGGTGGCATAAATGAGAACATTACAGTTTAAGGTGGCTGGCCAGAATCTTAGCAAGGACGGAGAATTTTCCGGATTAATCGCTGGTACGAAAGGGTATCTGTATACGGAATATAACTTCGATTCGGAATGGGACGGTTGCAAGAAAGCAGCCGTCTTTTCCAGATACGACAAGAAATATCCTGTACCGATCGTGAACGCCCGCTGTGCCGTGCCAGATGAAATCACGGAATATAAATGTTGGAAAGTATATCTGGTAGGAGAAAGAAAAGGGTACAGAATCACAACGAACGAAGTGGAGGTGAGACAGTCATGACATTAGAGGAAGCATTAGAGGCGTCCGGAGCCGAACCGGTCAACGACATTTTTGAAATCGACCCGGAAACCCGTGTAATTACAGTCCCGGCATCCGAAAAGCTGTTCGGTGCAGCAAATGACGGGAACTCCGAAAGGAAGCATTTTCGATGTCCAAAAATCGTAGGGGATAACATCGACCTGTCTACGATGCACCTGTATGTGAATTACCAGAATGCCAACGGCGAGAAGTCCGCATATCTGGTGGAAGATATGCAGACAGATGGGGATTACATTACATTTTCATGGCTGATCAGTCCGAACGTGACCGCATACAAAGGACAGATTAAGTACATCGTATGCGCCAAGAATGGAACTACAGCTGAATGGAATACTACACTGGCAGAAGGTACAGTGCTGGAAGGTCTGGAAGCTGCAGACGATGTGGTGGCCAGAAATCCGGATATAATTGAACAGATGCTGACACTGCTAAAAAATGTATCTGATGAGCCGGTATTCACAGAAGCAAGAACACGGGAAAATGTAACAAACGGGGATAAAGTGCCTGTATTGTGGGGAAAAGTTAAAAAGTGGTTTGCAGATCTTGGTACTGCAGCATTCTGCAAAGTAGTGAATAATCTCACGACTGCTGCGAAAGGAGGCGTACTTGACGCCCGACAAGGAAAAGAACTTAATGATGCGCTTGCAAAATTAAACAAATTGATAGGGAATACAGACATTTCAGACATCGGAAATGGCACGGTAACGAATGCTCTTTCTGTATTAAATAATAATTTAAAAAATAAGCCAACATTTTCATTAAGTCCATACAAGGATAAAACGATAGTAGCATTTGGCGACAGTATATTAGCTGGCTGGGGATGGAAAGAGGGAACAGGAATCATCCAGCCATTAAAAGAAAAGTATACAGATGCTACGTGGATCAACAAGGCCGAATCCGGGGCGAATATGGCAGTGACATCCAATCCGTCGCATACACCGATTGTTAATCAAATTACATCGTACACGGGTGCAGCGGATGCGATTATTCTGGATGGTGGCGTAAACGATAAGAATAATGGACTTCCTATTGGATCGATTGAGACTAATTATGATGCATCATATAACACAAGTACATTCTGCGGAGCATTGGAAAGCGCACTGCAATATATCATGGATAGGTATCCGCTGGCGATTAAGTTATATATTATTCCACATAGCTTCGGGAAGGACAACTCTTTGTTAGATTCAATCTATGAAAAGGCGATTGAAATCTGTAAGAAGTGGAACATGCCATACCTGGATATGCGTACATACTCGCAGATCGCCATGACTTCTGCCAATAAGGAAGCATACACCTACAACCCAAACAGCAAGAAAGGTGACGGTGTGCACCCGAACGAAACCTGGTATCGTACATTCTACTGTCCGGTAATCGACCAGGCATTACAGTATCAGGGCATTGGCTCTATTACAGCGTCCGAAGCACCAGAGGTTGTAGCGGTTACAGGAGTTAAACTCGACCAGACGACACTGACACTGAATGCCGGAGAATCTGCACAGCTGACTGCTACGGTATCACCAAGCAATGCAACTAATAAGTCGGTTACATGGAGTACAAGCAACAGCAATGTATCCGTATCTGGTGGAAAGGTTACAGCCAAGACAGCCGGATCAGCGATCGTAACTGTAACTACCGCCGATGGTGGATACACAGCACAGTGCAACGTTACGGTTAATGCAAGCACAGAGGTAGGTCATACAGAGCTTGCAAGTCTGAGTCTGGACGGCAATTGTTATTTTGACACGGAAATTTTACCAGACGAAAAGACTAACACAAAAGCAAGATGGAACTTACAGAGCGGTACAACTTATATTGCCGGAGCGCGTGACGATAATTATAAAATCGGCTACAGCTGTACAGATAATATCTACGTAGTCCGTGGTACAGTATCCAGCGCCGCTAAAAATGCACCATTCTGGGCGAATGATTGGATTATCGAGCAAACAAATGCAAGTTGCAAGGTTGGAGACACAATCGTAGCTACCGATGCGATAGATTCGTTCAAGCTTAGCAGTCCGTATTATCTTGGA